GGGGTTTTCAATAGGTTAAGAGTGAAGTAATAAAAACAATAATACAAAACAATAATAACATAACGTATTTTTATTCCAGGTTTTCCGTTGGTCTACTATATAGTGACGACACAAAAAAGAGAGGGGTATGGTTTTTTAGAGATAATTTTGAGGGGTGTAATATTATACTTGTCCTAAGCTAAATCCGTTTGTGATCACAAAACCTTGTGGAATACTGAGCGTAGTTAATAAAGATAATACTCTATTGTATAAACTATTATTTATTATCAGTAGGTTATAAACTATAATCTCTAGTTTCTGGGAGATTGTTCACTCTTTGTTCTATCTAGGGGGGGACATGGGCCAGTGGGGGGTTAGGGGTACGTATACACACGCTATGACAGAGAGGGTGAAAATACAGTCTGTTAACCACAGGTGGAATATTCATTGATAATGTGGTCAATAATTAAATAAATAAAAATAAATTAGCTATTGACATTGCGGCTAACAGTGGTATAATTATACTTATAGTATACTTAGAGTATACTCTTAGTGCACTTAAAGTATTTATGTTCTTTTATAGTTAATAATATAAAGTAATACTATAAGTATAACTTAAAGTGCACTTAAAGTACCACAAATAGTATGTCTATTAAGGATGTACAAATTTTTTTTATAAAAAAGTAATAAAATCTTTTGTCGTCCCTTTTAAAGGTTGACAATGAGGTCAACATAGAGTATAACTAGCATGTCTAAACCAAGAATGTATGCTTCAGAGAGAGTCCTAGAGGAATTTTACCTAGCACTTGCTAACGAAGACGAAGGAAGACTACGTAGAGTACACATACCGAGGTCTGATGTGTTTTACGTGAGAGAAAAAATAGAACAGGACACGGGAGTTAAGTATACTCTTGATAGAGTTGAGAGAGCAATGTACCTAGAGGGTATGCTCACTGCATATGATGTTCTTGACCCAGAAAAAAAGAGAGAGTGGGAATGAAAATAGCAATGGAACGCATACTCCAATGGCAACTAATGCCACGGTTGATGATGCTTGCAGTTACTATACTTACTTACCAATCAGTTCACTGGTTCATGGCACTAGCAGAACCTACCACTCAACAGGCTGGACTAGTATCAGTTTGTATGGGTGCTCTAACAGGTTGCTTTGCAGTTTGGTTAGGTAATGAGAAAACAGATAGGTCAGTAAAGTGATACAGGCTTTTATAGGACCAATATCTAGTTTAGTTGGTACGTGGCTAAATGGTAAAGTTGAAACTAAAGCTGCTGAAGTTAAAGTTAAAGTTGCTAGAGCAGAAGCTGAAGCACAGATAATGGTAAGTAGAGCTACTAGTGAAGCTGATTGGGAAAAGATAATGGCCCAAGGCTCACAGGATAGCTGGAAAGATGAGTGGCTAACAATACTTTTTTCTATCCCACTGATACTTGTATTCACAGGTGATTGGGGTAGGGGTGTAGTATCTGATGGTTTTGTAGCTCTGCAGTCAATGCCAGAATGGTATCAGTATACACTAGGTGTAATCGTAGCTGCCAGCTTTGGCGTAAGATCAGCTACTAAATTTTTTGGGGGTAAGAAATGAGTTTTAGTTTAAGTACACGTAGCCTAGACAAAATGAAAGGTGTAGATGATACACTGGTAAAAGTAGTCAAAGAAGCTATTAATCTAACCAAGGTAGACTTTGGTGTAACCTTTGGTTTACGTACTGTAGAGGAACAGCAGAAGTTATTTGATTCTGGACGTTCACAAACTATGAAGTCTAAGCACCTTGATGGTAGGGCAGTAGACCTTGTAGCTTACTTTGGTTCTGATGTTTCTTGGGAATTAAATGTGTATGATGAAATCTGTGATGCAATGGCAGAAGCAGCTAGACGTAATACCCTTGCTATCAAGTGGGGAGCAGCCTGGTCTGAAGGTGATATACGGATGTACGGTGGGTCTGCAGAAGATGCTATGAATGCCTATATTGACTTACGTAGGTCAGAAGGACGTAGACCCTTTATTGATGCCCCACACTTTGAAATGATGTAGCATGGTAAGAAACTACACAGGTGAGTATAAAAACTATCAGGGTACTCCTGCACAACGTAAACGCAATGATGCACGTAAAGCAGCTAGGCGTAAGATGGTTGCTTCTGGTGCAGTTAAAAAGGGTGATAGCAAAGATGTACATCACAAGAATGGTAATCCTAAAGACAACTCTAAGAAAAACCTAGGTGTAACAAGCAAACGTACTAACAGATCATTTCCTAGAACGACTAAAGCAGGAAAGAAATAATGGCTATACCTGAACGAGTAAAGACTAAGATGAAAGACGCAGGACTTAAGGCAGTGAATAAACCACAACGTCTTAGCGATAGCTCTACTAAGTCTCATCACGTCATGGCCTCTGAGGGTGGTAAGTATAAGTATATTAAGTTTGGTCAAGAGGGTGTAAAAACAAACCAGACTGCTGGTCAACGTGAAGCTTTTAAATCTCGCCATGCTAAGAATATAGCTAAAGGTAAGATGTCTGCTGCTTACTGGGCAGATAAAGTAAAGTGGAGTTCTAGCAAAACTAAATCCCCTTCTAAAAAGTGGGTCAAGGGATCGTAATGTTTATCTCTATCGTTATCTTCTGCTTTACACCTGAAGTAAGCAGTTGTAAGTTTACAGCTAATGTAAAGAACCCCCATATTAATAGAATGTCGTGCATGGTAGATGCAAAAGCTGTTGCTAGTAAACTCTTATCTAAGGGTGTTTATGCAAAAGCAGGTTGTATTAAATTATTGGATTATGTGTAATGTCACTAACAAATCAAAACAAAACTAAAGTTAAAAAGGTTATTAAGGGTTTAAATAAGGCCTCTAAGCTACATGCAGGTCAAGCTAAGACATTAAAAGGTATGGTAAATGGCAAAGCAAAAAGACCCAAAGCTAGGAACAGGTAAGAAACCTAAAGGTTCTGGTCGTAGACTTTACACAGATGAGAACCCTAAAGATACCGTACCTATTAAGTTTGCTACTGTAGCAGATGCAAAAGCTACAATAGCTAAAGTTAAAAGAATAGACAAACCTTACGCAAGAAAGATTCAGATATTGACGGTAGCTGAACAACGTGCTAAAGTTATGAAGAAGACAACCATAGCGGAACTCTTCAGAAAAGCTAAAGCAGACTTGCGAAGGAAACATAATGCCGTATCTACAAAGTAACATACCTCACTTTAAGGCATGGGTAAGACGAGAGTACACAAAGAACCTAGAAGAGTATCACGGAGAGTTTCTACATTGTATGGTGGTTGCAGTAACAACAATGCGAAACAGAACTCTAAGCTTCCAGGTTATATTTACAGGCTGTGAGTCAGATGATTCAGAAGAAGAACAGAATGTACATGGGGGAGCAATGTGGGCTAGGATGCCTCTAACAGCCCTAGTAGCAGACACAGCTTACGAAGAGTGGCCTGAAGCACTACCACCTTATCTAGCACAACCTTGGGACTGTATGTCTCACACACACAGTGTTTATAAGATAGAACGTGCAAGCCCAGCTCCTTGGATAGCAAAGATAGACGGGGAATTTTACCCAGCTAAGTATTACTTCACTGTTGACTACACAGATAATGAAGTAGCAGACGATCCTGCACAACACAAACAGTCTCATATCTTAGAGCTGTTAGACGCAGGTAAGTATACTGGTAACATAGTTGCGTTACCTAATAATAGAGTGAGAGTAACTCACCCAGCTTGGTTTGAAACAGGGGATGGTCCTCCTGACTTTAAACCTAATCAACATACTTTTAATTCAAAGGAAGATGTTGAGTACGTTTGGGACACGCAACGTGTTTTCAATAACTTATATCAGGAGCCAGAAGAATGAAAATGAAGAAAAAGGGTGCAGCTAAGGGCGGCATGATGAAGAAAAAGGGTGCAGCTAAGGGCGGCATGATGAAGAAAAAAGGATATGCCGCTGGTGGTCTACCTATGACTACCGTTAATGGAATGAAAGTACCTAAGTTTGCAGCAGATGGTAAGGGTGCAAATGATATGAAAAAAGGTATGAAAGCAGGTGGCATGGCTAAAAAGGGTTATGCCAAAGGTGGAATGAAAAAAGGCTATGCTAAAGGTGGTAAGGTTATGACTTACAATCTTGGTGGAATGGTTAAGTCCCAAACAAACAATCTGAAGAAGGGTAAGTAAATATGGCTACCCTTACAGAGTATCTTAATGCAAAGATTAAAGCAAAAGGCTCTACTCTTTCTAAAGAAAAAGCAAAAGCTAAAAAATATAAAAGTATTTCTGCAGCTAAAAAAGCAGGTGCTTTGTACTACACAAATAAAGAAGGTAAGGTTATGGCTGCTGTATTTGCAGAAGACCTTAAAAAACCATTAGCACCTAAAAAATCTGCTAGGCCTAAAGCTCGTCCTAAACCAGTTTCTGAAGCAGTCTTTGTTGAAAGAGAAAATACAAGGATGAGGGCAGAAGAAAAGGCTGCTTATGAGAAAAAACTATTAGAAGCTATGAACGCTGTAGGCATAACTGACAAGACTAGGAAAGCAAGGGGTTTTGATCCTATGAATCTAGCTGGGCCAAGTGCCGCAGCACGTAAAAAATTAGCTGCTAAAAAATTAGCTGCTAAAAAGAAAAAACCCACTAAAAAGAAATCAAATATAAAATAGTGGCGTACCCACAGGAACAAGTAACGTGGTAATACCACAAAAAAAGGAATATAATCATGGCAACAACTATACTCACTCAAGGTATTGAGGAATATGAAAGCAATATCACATTTGGTGATGGTATTGATATTACAGGATCAATTAAAACTACTGCAGGTTCTCACATGCAGTATACTGAAGCTGCAGGATATGCTGCCTCTGACTTCTTAGTTGGTAAAGGTAGTAGCTCATACGGAACAGTAGATCCATTTACTTCTGGAGCAAGCCAACTATTTCCATTAGGAAGTAAACTACTCTATGGTAACACTACATACCGTTACTGTAAGATGGCTGCAACTGCAGTAACAGCAGGTAAGTGTGTAACTCACGCTGCCTCTATTGCACACCACTTTGATCTAGCCCCTACTGCTGACGTAGCTGCTGGTGAAACTGCAATCTCAGTAGAAACTGCTGGTGATACTGACATTACACTTAATCAATATGCAGGTGGTTACTTGTATATTAATGATGGTGCAGGTGAAGGTCAGATGCTCCGTATCCGTTCTAACCCAGCACACGATCACTCAAGTGATCCTTCTATTGTTATCACTACTTATGATGACTTAGCAACAGCTATTACAGCTTCTTCTAGCACACGAATTACTCTTATCGCTGATCCACTCAGTGCTTTGATTGTTCAGGCTGCTACAACTACAGGCGCAACAATGGGTGTCACAGTAGTAGACATGGCTGCTTCTCACTTCGGTTGGATGGCAGTATCAGGTCCACAGACTGTACTTACTTCAGGTACACTTGTTGTAGGTAACCATGCTGTACCTTTGGGTGCTTCTGGTGCTGTTGGTCCTGCTGCAGGGGATGTTATTCAGGTAATTGGTACAGTTATGATTGTTAACGTAACTACTGACTACTCACTGATTAACCTTTATGGCATTGTCTAATGATGTATCAAACTAACTTACAAGGAGCGAGTACTGCTTTAAGTTGGGGTGTACAGACTGTATTGACTGTTAGTACCACTACGTTACACGTTGACGTTAGTGATACTAACATGATTTATCTGCATACAACTTTGCCAATCTATATTAGTTTTACTGCGGCAGAGGCAGATATTGTAACAGCGAATGATTTAATTCTTGAAGTCCCTCGACTGCTTACACCGTCTGATGATTCTGTAGTATATGTTCCTACAACGTATACTCTTGTCGTACCTAATGCGGTAGACCCTACAGAAACAAAAGCACTAAACCCTACTGCATCAGTAATAAAGATGAATCTCTTAAGGGGGATATCTTCTAATGCTACAGTGAGAGTAATTCTCGCATAAAAAAGTAACCTCGTTGTGTAATAAATGCATAACGGGGTTGCACTATTATCTGTTTTAATTTAGACTAAAATGTGTAAAACTATCTCCAGCATAACAACAAGGAGACAGTGCATGTTTAGAAAATTAATTAAAATGATTCAAATTAGCCAAGAAAAAAGAGTAGCTCATTGGCAGCTACGGAATATGTCAGACAATCAGTTAAAAGATATAGGAGTTACACGTGGTGAAATCGAAGGCAAAATCTACCGTCAATGCGGCAGGTAATTATACTAAGCCTAGTATGCGTAAGTCTCTTGTAGCTTCTGTAAAGGCTGGCTCTTCAGGTGGTAAACCTGGGCAGTGGTCTGCACGTAAGGCTCAAATGGTTGCAAAACAATATAAAGCAAAGGGTGGTGGTTACAAATGAGAAAATATTTAAAAAGACTTTGGTGCGCTTTAATAAATAAGAAGTGTAATAAAGAGTGTAAATGCTGTTAACATGGCTTTAGCTAAATCCCAAAAGAGCTTAAAATCATGGTCCAAACAAAAGTGGCGTACAAAGAGTGGCAAGCCCAGTGCTAAAACTGGTGAGCGTTATCTACCTGCTAAGGCTATCAAGTCTCTTACTCCTGCTGAGTACGCCACTACAACCAGAGCTAAGCGATCAGGCACTAAGGCAGGTAAGCAGCATGTGGCTCAACCTAAAAAAATTGCAAAAAAGACAAGACCCTACAGGAAAGTAACATAATGACTCGTAATCTTACGGAAAAACAACAGAAATTTTTAGATGTGTTGTTTGAAGAAGCACAGGGTAATCCAGTAAAAGCACTTAAGATTGCTGAATATGCTCATGGTGTATCTTCTACAACTGTTCTAAATGCTTTGCAAGACGAAGTTGCAGAGTTAACTAAGAAGTTTATCTCTACCCGTGGGCCACAAGCAGCTTGGTCTTTAATGGAAGTACTAAACAATCCTACAGACTTAGGTAACAAAGAGAAAATGGCAGCAGCTAAAGATCTTCTTGACAGGGCTGGTTTTGTTAAGACTGAAAAAGTTGAAGTAAAAACTGAAAGCCCTTTATTTATCTTACCTCCAAAAGCAAATGAAGATTAGAAAAGAATGGACACTTCCAGCTCCTGATAAAATAGATAACGGTTATATTTGGACCCCTGTAGTAAGAATAGGAAGACATGTACCGTTTGGATACGAGCAAGACCCAGAAGATGATGATGTACTCTTACCGATTGAAGATGAGTTAGAACTATACGAACAAGCTAAAAAGTACCTTAAACAGTACAGTTACCGTGATGTAGCTAATTGGCTCAGTACTCAATCAGATAGATATATTTCACACGTGGGCTTATATAAAAGAGTTAAACTTGACCAAAAGCGTAAGAGAGAAGCTTCAAACCAACGCTACCTTGCCCAGCGTTACAAAGAAGCCCTTGAAAAAGCAGAAAAAATCGAAGCTAGAATCAAGTAATGTAGTAAGGAAAGTACCAGCAGTATCTAAACCTGCTCCTGTTGATATAGAGGTTGCACAGAAAGTAATTAGGGATGTTATCTTTGAGCCTAATCCTGGACCACAGACAGCTTTCCTAGCCTCTACAGAACAAGAAGTATTATATGGTGGCAGTGCAGGAGGTGGTAAGAGCTATAGTTTAGTTGCTGATCCTGTTAGATATTTAAATAACCCTGATGCAAGTATGCTACTTGTTAGACGTAGTACAGAAGAACTAAGAGAACTTATCTCAGTTTCCAAACAGCTTTATCCTAAAGCTATTCCTGGAATTAAGTTTATGGAAAGAGATAAGACTTGGATAGCTCCATCAGGTGCAACTCTCTGGATGTCATACCTTGACCGTGATGATGACGTTATGAGATACCAGGGACAGGCTTTTAATTGGATAGGCTTTGACGAGCTAACTCAATGGCCTACACCATACCCCTGGAACTACATGAGGTCTCGCTTACGTTCTAACAAAGATAGTGGGCTACCCCTCTACATGAGAGCCACAAGTAACCCTGGAGGTCCAGGACACCAATGGGTTAAGAAAACTTTTATTGACCCTGCTGAACACAACAAGTCCTACTGGGCTACAGATATAGATAGTGGAGAAGAGTTAAGTTGGCCTAAAGGTCATAGCCGAGAAGGTGAACCACTCTTTAAACGTAAATTTATACCTGCAACACTTTTTGATAATCCTTACCTTTCTGACGATGGTATGTATGAAGCTAATCTTTTATCTCTGCCTGAGCACCAACGTAGACAACTACTGGAGGGAGACTGGGATATTAATGAGGGAGCAGCCTTCCCTGAGTTTAACCGTAAGATTCATGTTGTAGAGCCATTCGATATTCCTTCAAGCTGGGCTAAGTTTAGAGCATGTGACTATGGATACGGCTCTCACACAGGAGTAGTATGGTTTGCAATATCTCCTTCAGAGCAGTTAGTTATTTACAGAGAGATGTATGTAACTAAGGTAACTGCAACAGACTTAGCAGATATGATCTTAGAAGTAGAAGAGGGAGAGAAGATAAGGTATGGAGTTCTTGACTCATCTTTATGGCATAACCGTGGAGATACTGGACCAAGCCTTGCAGAACAAATGATTATGAAAGGTTGCCGTTGGAGGCCTTCTGACAGATCAAGAGGTTCTCGTATAGCAGGTAAGAACGAATTACACAGAAGGCTTCAAGTAGACGAGTTTACAGAAGAACCAAGGTTAGTATTTTTTAGTAGTTGTATTAACACTGTATCTCAAATACCTTCCATACCTTTAGATAAAAACAATCCAGAAGATGTAGATACACACGCAGAAGATCACTTGTACGATGCACTACGCTATGGTATAATGACTAGACCACGCAGCAGCCTATTTGATTTTGACCCTAACAACCACGGTTCAGGGTTTCAGATGTCAGATTCGACATTCGGATATTAAGGATATATTATGAAAGAAGACTTTGAAGACATGATCATGGACATGGAGGAAACTTCTGCCATTGATGATGTAGCAAAAGAAGAGTACTCTGATCCGAAAGCAGGACAAATTGTAAGTTTTGTAAAAGAAAGATACTCTAAGGCTGAGACTTCCAGACGTATGGATGAAGAACGCTGGGTACAAGCTTATAGAAACTATCGTGGCTTATACGGTCCAGATGTTCAATTTACTTCTACAGAAAAATCTAAGATATTTGTTAAGGTAACTAAGACTAAGGTACTAGCTGCTTATGGTCAGATTGCTGAAGTACTCTTTGGTGGCAACAAGTTTCCTATTACTATTGATCCTACAGTCCTACCAGACAATGTAGAAGAGACAGTTAACTTTGAGACTAATCCACAAGCACAAAAAGCTCAAGAAGAAGTGGGTGAGCTACTTCCTGGTGAAACATACCAAGATTTTAAAGAACGCCTTAGTGGTCTAAAAGCACCACTAGAACCAGTTATAGATAAGCTACAGGCTGGTCCAGCTAAGACACCTACCTCTCCTCAATTCCACCCTGCTGATGTTGCAGCAAAGAAAATGGAAAAGAAAATACATGACCAACTAGAAGAGTCTCACGCTAAGAAGCATTTACGTGCTGCTGCATTTGAGACTGCTTTGTTTGGTACAGGTATTATGAAAGGTCCATTTGCTGTAGATAAAGAATACCCTAACTGGGATGAAGAAGGTAATTACACCCCTGTCTTTAAAACAATACCACAAACGACTAGTGTATCTATCTGGAACTTCTATCCTGACCCTGATGCATCTACGATGGAAGAAGCTGAGTATATTATTGAGCGTCACAAGATGTCACGTTCACAGCTACGTGGATTAAAGAACCGTCCTTATTTTCGTGAGAATGCAATTAACAATGCATTAGGCTTAGGTGAGTCCTACCAGAAAGAATGGTGGGAACACATTATGGAGGATGACTCAGAAGAGTACAGCGTAGAACGCTTTGAGGTACTTGAGTTCTGGGGTTTTGTTGACACAGAGATGTTAGAGCAACAAGACATAGATATTCCAAAAGAAATAAAAGATGCTGAACAAGTTAGTGTTAATGCTTGGATTTGTAATGGTCAAGTATTACGTCTTGTAATGAATCCGTTTACCCCTGCATACATTCCATACTTTGCTTCTCCTTTCGAGATGAACCCTTACAGCATCTTTGGTGTAGGGATTGCAGAGAATATGGATGATACCCAAACACTAATGAATGGGTTTATGCGTATGGCTGTAGATAATGCTGCACTGTCAGGTAACTTGTTAATTGAAATTGATGAGACTAACCTAGTCCCAGGACAAGACCTATCTGTGTACCCTGGTAAAGTCTTCCGTAGGCAAGGGGGTGCACCTGGACAAGCTATTTTTGGCACTAAGTTCCCTAACGTAAGTAACGAGAACATGCAGATGTTTGACAAGGCAAGGGTACTCTCAGATGAGTCTACTGGGTTCCCATCCTTTGCTCACGGTCAGACAGGTGTATCTGGTGTAGGACGTACTGCCTCTGGTATCTCTATGCTTATGTCTGCTGCTAATGGTTCTATACGTAATGTAGTTAAGAATATTGATGACTACTTACTAGCCCCACTAGGTAAAGCTTTTTTTAACTTTAATATGCAGTTTAACTTTGATCCAGATATTAAAGGTGACTTAGAGGTTAAAGCTCGTGGTACAGAAAGCCTAATGGCTAATGAAGTACGTAGTCAACGTCTAATGCAGTTCCTACAGGTTGTACA